ATCCTCTATTGTATAATTATGCACTTATATTCGCAATTGCATATATACCGATGGGCGGGGGAGGGGTAACGAGGCGTCAATATTTTTATGTACCCGCTCAGATACAAAAAAGAGTAAAATGAGATACAAAAAAGAGTAAAATTAGGCACTAAATTGGTGCATATACTACATAGACCTAACATGTAACTGCTTAATTTTTAAGCAACTTTTACTGAACAGCTAACAAGAGGAAGAAGAGGTGAAAAGGAAGTGTCACCAAAGACCCTCTAAAGTGACAAATGCGACTGAACAGCAACAGCGACTGTCATTATTTTTGAAAAAAAGTAAAAAAACACTTGACAAAATTGAAAAAATATGCTATAATGACTATTACTATATAGGATATGAGGATTTTGGTTATTACAAGAGTGTGACCATGACGAGTTCATAGACTATATAACACATCAAAGCATAATGATGTACAGAGCACTATATAGATAACAAAGGAAACCAGCAATGGAGAATTCCCCTAAAAAACGTGGACGTCCTACAAAGGCTGCCCTAATGGAAGCAAAGAAGCAACCAGTCGGACGCCCTAAAGGAGACGCATCAGCTATTGAAGAGTTTAAAGCTCGCATCTTCGCCTCCCCTAAAAGTAGAAAGGTGTTAGATGCCATCTTGGATGCAGCGTTGGATGATGAGCATAAGAATCAAGCGGCAGCGTGGAAGTTGTTGGTCGATAGGATGCTTCCAATGTCCTACTTCGATAAAAATAATGCAGGGGGTTCTCGCCCTTCTGTTAACATCACTATTAGTGGCGTTGGCGACACCGTTAACATCAGCGGCACAGACGACTACATTGATGCAGAGGACATACATGGAAAAGATTAAAAAGCTGTTGGAGGAAAAGGGTTACCCTGACACCGCTATTGCCGCTATTATGGGCAACATTGATGTAGAGACAGGAGGCTCTTTCAACCACAAGCAGAAGCAGAGGTTGGCAGATAGGAAGGCTCATGGGTTATTCCAATTTGATCCGGCAGGCAAACTCCCTGACTACAAGCGGTGGTTAAAAGCTAACAAGCGCAAGGACTCTGCCGAATCCCAAGTGGACTTCTTCGACTCCACCATCTTTGGTAAGGATAGAAAGATTGTTGGTTATGGGAACGCTGATAAGCTACAGGAAATTTTACGAACAGGGGATGTCCCTGAAATAACAAAGGCGCTGTCAGACCTATGGTTTCGCCCCGGAACCCCACACATGGAACGACGATTAGAAAGTGCTGATGACATATACACCGCTCAAGATCAATATCCAGCAGAAACCAACCGTTTAGATGTTTATGAGGTTGGGGCGGTTCCAGAATACACACCAGCCTCGTTAGGCAATACCCTGTTATACAAAGTTGAGGATATGTTTAAATGATAGGCTTAGATTCAATACTTAACATTGGTGGGAAGCTAATTGACAAGCTAATCCCAGACCCAGAGGCACAAGCGAAGGCTCAAATGGAGCTAGCTAAAATGGCTCAAGAGGGCGAGCTAACCAAAATAGCTAACGAGGTGAAGGATAGGTCAGACGCTCGTAACCGTGAGCTTCAGATAGCCACTAGCGAGGCAGCACCGATGCTGAATAAGCTGGTGACGCCCATCCTAGCTCTAGGCTCTGTTATCCTCTCATTCAGTTTATTTGCTGTCTTAATTTTTATTGATGTCAAAGCAGAAGCTAAAGACATCCTCATCTACATACTCGGAGTTCTCTCCGCAGCTGTAACACAAATCCTCTCCTATTACTTTGGCAGCAGTTCTGGTCAAGCGGATAAAGAGGACAAGTTAAAGGAACTAACAAAATGAAACTTTCACGTAATTTTAGCCTCCAAGAGTTAACTAAAAGTGAAACTGCAATCCGCAAGGGAATCGACAATACCCCAAGCGAGGAGGTTATTCGCAACCTAACCACCCTATGTGACATGGTGTTGCAGAAGGTGCGTAACTCTCACGGGGCTGTCACCATTACCAGTGGTTATCGATCACCAGAGCTAAACAAAGCTATCGGCGGTTCTACTACCAGCGACCATTGTAAGGGGTTGGCAGCAGACTTTGAAGTGCGGGGTTTGGACAATAAAGAGTTATGTAAGTGGATTATCGACAACCTAACCTTTAAACAGCTCATCCTTGAATTCTACGAAGAGGGTGAACCTAATAGTGGTTGGGTGCACTGCTCATTTGAAGAGGGTGAGAATAACAACCAAGTACTCCGCGCTGTCAAGGAAGGTAAAAAAACAGTTTACCTTAAGGGACTCAAGTGAGTGATCTAAGCATTAAGCTCTTACCGTGGCAGCAGACAGTTTGGAATGATAACACTAGATTCCATGTTGTAGCTGCGGGACGCCGTACAGGTAAGAGTCGCTTAGCTGCTTATCGACTAATTGTAGAAGCCTTACAAAGTGAGCGCGGTCATGTCTTTTATGTTGCACCCACACAAGGTCAAGCTCGTGACATCATGTGGCAAACTATTCTGGAAGTTGGTCACCCTGTCATTTCAGGTAGCCATATTAACAACTTGCAGATTAAGCTCATCAATGGTGCGACGATTAGCCTCAAAGGTGCTGACCGACCAGAAACTATGCGTGGTGTTAGCCTTAAGTTTCTTGTTATGGATGAGTATGCAGACATGAAGCCAGAGGTGTGGGAGCAAATCTTACGCCCTGCACTAGCCGACTTGAAAGGTAAAGCCATGTTTATCGGCACACCAATGGGTCGAAACCACTTCTATGAATTATACCAATACGGCTTAAAAGGCGAAGATGAGACGTTCAAGTCTTTCCACTTTACTTCATTCGACAATCCGCTCCTTGACCCCAAAGAAATTGAGGCAGCTAAGAAAAGCATGTCCTCATTCTCATTCAGGCAGGAATTTATGGCTTCATTCGAGGCTGCCGGAGGAGAGTTGTTCAAGGAAGAGTGGATAAAGTTTGATGAAGAAGAGCCTGAACATGGTGACTTCTACATTGCAGTCGACTTAGCTGGTTTTGAGGATGAGGGTAGTAAGGGTGTTAAAAACTCCCGCCTCGACAACACAGCTATTGCCATAGTTAAAGCCAACGAAAAGGGTTGGTGGGTTGCTGAAATCATCTACGGTAGGTGGGATGTTAAAGAAACCGCCAAGAAGATATTTGATGCTGTTAAACAATATGAGCCTGTGGCGGTCGGTATCGAGAAGGGTATCGCTAGACAAGCTGTTATGCCCTACCTTAGTGACATTATGAAAAGAACTCAAACCTTTTTCAGGGTTGACGAGCTTACGCACGGTAACAAGAAGAAGACAGATAGGGTTGTCTGGGCGCTGCAAGGGCGTTTTGAGAATGGATATGTAACCCTAAACAAAGGTGATTGGAACGCAGAGTTCCTAGACCAGTTATTTCAATTTCCAAACAAGCTAGTACACGACGACTTACCTGATGCGCTGTCTTACATCGAGCAACTTGCCAAAGTAGCTTACGTGTTGGACTTTGAAGAAGAAGAGTACGAGTACCTAGACAACATTTCAGGATACTAACTATGCCAAAGAAAACAATCCCAATCAAATTCAAACCCTGCGCTGGTTGCCCCACTCCTGCTAAGTGTAAAAAAGCTGGTAAGTGTTTGGCGAAAGGTAAGTGATGGCTAAAGATTCTAAACTAGACCGTGTTGGTGTTAGTGGGTATAACAAACCTAAAGCGACACCAAGCCACCCAACGAAAAGCCACGTAGTTGTTGCCAAAGAAGGCGACAAGACTAAAGTTATTCGTTTTGGTCAACAAGGTGTTAAAGGTAGTCCAGATGGTTCTGCTCGCAACAAATCTTTTAAAGCCCGTCATGCATCCAACATTGCAAAAGGCAAGATGAGCGCAGCTTATTGGGCTGACAAGGTTAAATGGTAAAGGAACCAAACATGGACGATAACGAAAAATTCGGTGACCAGAAGGTTGAATCGTGGGTTATGGACAAGGTGGAGCAATGGCGCGACCACTACAGTGCAAACTACGAGCAAAAGTTTGACGAGTACTACCGTCTATGGCGTGGTATTTGGTCAGCAGAGGATAAGACTCGTGAGAGCGAACGTTCTCGACTGATTTCTCCTGCGCTACAACAGGCAGTTGAGAGTTCAGTGGCTGAAGTTGAGGAAGCTACCTTCGGTCGTGGTAAGTGGTTTGACATCCGCGATGACCGCAACGACCAAAACACAAAAGATGTCGCCTATTTGCGCGAACAACTGTCCGAAGACTTCCAATTCACCAAGACACGCAAGGCTGTCGCTGAGTGTATCTTGAATGCCGCTGTCTACGGTACTGCTGTTGGCGAGTTGGTGTTGGAAGAGGTCAAAGAGATGAAACCAGCTACGCAGCCCATCATGGATGGCGCTATGCAAGCGGTTGGTGTTAACATTGCAGACCGTGTGGTTGTCAAGTTGCGACCCATCCTACCTCAGAACTTCCTAATCGACCCCGTTGCTACCTCCATTGAGGATGCTTTAGGCGTGGCTATCGACGAATTTGTCCCCAAACACCAAGTAGAGATTGGAATTCAAAATGGTATCTATCGCGATGTTGATATTGAGTCTGCCGATACTGATACAGACATTGAAGCTGACAAAGAGCTTACATCGTTTGACGAAGATAAAGTCCGATTAACCAAATACTACGGTCTTATCCCCAAGCATCTCTATAACGATGCTATTATGGAGGAAGGCGAGGACGATGAGTTGTCCAAAACCGTCAAACCTGAAGAGGATGAGGATAAGTCAGAGGAAGAGGGATACATTGAGGTGATTGTTGTTATCGCCAACGGCGGTCAACTACTCAAAATTGAAGAAAACCCCTACATGATGCAGGATCGTCCAGTTGTGGCTTTCCCGTGGGATGTAGTTCCATCACGTTTCTGGGGTCGTGGTATCTGTGAGAAGGGTTTTAACAGCCAGAAGGCACTCGACGCTGAGCTACGCGCTCGTATTGATGCTCTAGCCCTCACCGTCCACCCAATGATGGCTATGGATGCCTCTCGCATGCCTCGTGGGTCTAAGCTGGAGGTACGTCCGGGCAAAACAATCCTAACCAACGGTAACCCCTCTGAAATTCTACAGCCATTTAAGTTTGGTAACCTTGATCAGGTGACCTTTGCTCAGGCTGGCGAACTACAAAAGATGGTTCAGATGGCGACAGGCGCTATTGACGCTGCTGGTATCCCCGGCACTATCAATGGTGACGCTGCTGCTGGTGCTGTCTCTATGTCAATGGGAGCAATCATCAAGCGCCACAAGCGTACCTTGATTAACTTCCAAGAGAACTTCCTAATCCCAATGATTGAGAAGACAGCATGGCGATATATGCAATTTGACCCAGAGCACTACCCTGTATCAGACTACAAGTTTGTGCCATCATCATCTTTGGGTGTTATCGCTCGTGAATATGAGGTGACGCAATTGGTTCAGTTGTTGCAAACGCTTGGTCAAGACAGTCCGATGTACCCAATGCTGGTATCTGCTGTTATTGACAATATGGGTCTGTCAAACCGTGAAGAGATTATCGCTCAGATGCAACAAGCGGCTCAGCCTAATCCAGAACAGCAACAAATGCAACAACAACAGATTCAGTTGCAAATGGCACAACTACAAGCTCAAGTACAGTTGCTACAGGCTCAAACTATGGAAGCACAAGCCCGTGCTCAGAAGTATTCAGTCGAGAGTCAATTGGAGCCACAAGTTGTACAGGCTAAGATGGCAGCCGCTTTGTCTACTAACTTACAACAAGGTAGTGCGGACGAGGATGAATTTGCTAAACGGGCTAAGATTGCTGAGTTAATGTTGAAGGAAAAAGATATTAACAGTAATGAGCGAATTGCTATGATGCAAATGCAAAATAGGCAATAAAACACTTGACAAATTTATAAAAGTGTGGTATAATTGCAACATCTCTCCACGATATGAAAGGATAAAGAGATGGACAAAGAGTTACAAAGATATTACGAAAATTTACTAGATTTGTTTACCCGCGATGGGTGGAAGCAATTCATTGAAGACATCTCAGACAATAAAGAGATACTCGATGATATTACAACCATCCCTGACGAGAAACAATTCTGGTTCCGTAGAGGACAAATAGAAGCGATTAACCGCATCCTTTCCTACGAATCTACCATAAAAGATAGTTATGAAGATTTTGAAAGGGATTTACAGGATGCCTAAACGTATCTATGAGTTTATCTGCGGAGATGACCACCTCACAGAGGCTTACATTGATTCTGAACTAAGAACAACCAATTGTAAAGTGTGTGGTCAACCTGCTATTCGTATTGTTAGCAAGCCGATGGTCAAACTTGAGGGCGTGACCGGAGACTTCCCCGGAGCAGCAATGCAATGGGAACGCAAGCGAAACGAGAAGATGGCGCAGGAAAGAAAGAGTGCCGCTGAATTTTAACATCAGTATAAGCACATAATTATATTCCACAATGCTTATTTAGCACGGAGAGTTTAATGGCAACATTTATTGACGAAGGCGACGAATCGCTACAAAACGAAGAAGAGTTTTCATCTATCGAGGATGAACAAGAACAGGATAACCCCACAGAGGAGCCTGAACAACAAGACGACGAAGAGGACATTCCTGAGAAGTATAAGGGCAAGTCTGTTAAAGACATTGTTCGTATGCATCAAGAAGCTGAACGCGCAATCGGCAAGCAAGGGAGTGAAGTCGGGGAACTTCGACGAATTGTAGATGACTTTGTAAAAGCCCAAACCGTCACAAAACAACAACAAGCCCCAGAAGTCGAGGAAGAGGTAGACTTCTTTACCGACCCTGACAAAGCTATTGCACGAGCTATCGAAAAGCATCCGAAGGTGCGACAAGCGGAAGAGCTGTCGGCACAAATGAAGAAGGCTGAAGCGTTAGCTAACCTGAAACAAGCTCACCCTGATTTTACTGAAGTCGTCAATGACGGTAGCTTCGCTGAATGGGTTAGTAAGAGTAAGGTACGTCAAGAGCTATTTAGTCGAGCTGACCGCTATTACGATTTTGACGCAGCCCATGAGCTTCTATCTACTTGGAAAGAACGAAAACAGGTAGTAGACCAATCCACAGCCGTTGAGAAAGTACAGCGTAAGCAAGCTGTCAAATCTGCATCCACTGGTTCCACCAAAGGGAGTGGTGAGACAGCATCAAAGAAAACCTATCGCAGAGCCGACATCATCGAACTCATGCGTACAAACCCTGACCGTTATGAACAGCTTGCTCCTGAAATTATGCAAGCCTATGCGGAGGGTCGTGTTAAATAATCATTTTGAAAGGTAATTTATAATGGCTTATCCTACCCCTATGGTCACCAATACAACTGGTGCAACCTTTATCCCAGAGTTGTGGTCTGACGAAATCATCGCAGCCTACAAACAAAACCTCGTTATGGCAAACCTCGTCTCTAAGATGTCCTTCAAGGGCAAAAAAGGCGACACATTGCACATCCCTAAGCCCACTCGTGGCGCTGCCTCTTTGAAAGCCTCTTCTGCTGCTGTTACGTTGCAAGCTGCCACTGAGTCAGAAGTCCAAGTGTTGGTTAACAAGCACTATGAATATAGCCGCTTGATCGAAGACATCACCGAAGTTCAGGCTTTGGCATCACTGCGTAAGTTCTACACTGGTGACGCTGGCTACGCTTTGGCTAAGCAAGTTGACACCGACTTGTTGCAATTGGGTCGTAACGCTCAAGGTGGTAACGGTACTATCGCTTATGATAAGGCTGTTATCGCTTCTGACGGCGCTACCCTGTACACTGGTGCTAACGAAGCCGCTATCACTGACGCTGGTATCCGCAAAGTTATTCAGACTTTGGACGATGCCGATGTACCTATGGACGGTCGCGTGTTGGTGTTGCCTCCTGTCGCTCGCAACGTGATGATGGGCTTGGCTCGTTTCACTGAGCAGGCTTTCGTTGGTGACGTTGGCGGTAGCAACACTATCCGCAACGGCGAAATCGGTAACGTCTACGGCGTGAAGGTTTATGTCTCTACCAACTGCGAGACTGCCACTGGTGACGCTCGTATCGGTATGATGTTCCACAAGGACGCTTTCGTGTTGGCTGAGCAAATGGGCGTTCGCTCACAGACTCAGTACAAGCAAGAGTACTTGGGTACATTGTTCACTTCAGATATGCTGTACGGTGTAGCTGAGTTGCGTGATGAAGCTGCTGTTGCAATCGCAATGACAGCCTAATTAGGTTGACGGGGGACTTCTTAGGGAGTCTCCCTTCTTTGTTAAAGGGCTTTTGCTAGAGCCTTTCAACAAAGGAACAAGGAGATTTTATGGCTATTTACCGTGGAATTGGTGGAGCTGGCGATAGCACTACAGATTCTTACTTATCTGCTATTACAGAACAAGCCTTAGCAGCAGCAGAATCAGCAAGAGCAGCAAATAGTAGTGCAGGAACAGCAAGCGGTCATGCTGATACAGCTACGACTAAAGCACGTGATGCTACCGAGCAAGCTGGTCTTGCTTTAACTAGGGCTGGTAATGCTTTCGATTCAGCAGATGCTGCCAACTCTGCAAAAGAAGCTGCTGAATTTGCTCAAGGATTAGCTGAAACAGCACAAGGGTTGGCAGAGGATGCACAAGTAGCGGCAGAGCTTGCCTTAGACACGTTTGATGATGTATTCTTAGGCTCGAAAGCAAGTGAACCTACCGTAGATAATGATGGCGACCCTCTTATTGACGGTGCTCTCTTTTACGATACTACAACAGAAGCTCTCAAAGTTTATCGTAGCCCCTCTTGGTTTACATTGGCTGACAGTGGTGCTGGTGTTTTAGTAGCTTCAAACAACCTCTCAGACCTCTCTAGCGCCTCTACAGCGCGTTCAAATCTAGGGTTGGGTACAGCGGCTACCACAGCTTCTTCTGACTACGCTACGGCGGCTCAAGGGGCTTTGGCAGATACAGCTATACAATCAGCAGACTTAGCTACTGTAGCCACTACTGGTAGTTACTCTGATTTAACTGGTGCACCTACTCTAGCTACAGTAGCCACTAGTGGTAGTTATGCTGATTTAACTGGTACACCATCCTTAGCAACTGTGGCTACTAGCGGTAGTTACAACGATTTAACAGACACACCCACATTAGGTACAGCAGCAGCAACTGCTTCAACCGATTATGCAACAGCAGCTCAAGGTGCTCTCGCTGATTCTGCTTTACAAAACACATCCACCATTGACGGAGGCTCTTACTAATGGCTAACACGATTATTATTAAAAACAGTTCAACAACCACTGCCGTTCCTTTGGCGGGTGACCTGACTGAAGCAGAATTAGCACTGAACACCACAGACCGTAAGCTATTCACTAAGACTAGCGGTGGTACTGTTGTTGAAGTTTCTGGTGTTAAGGCTGATGAGGTTAATGCTTTCACTGCTGGTCAAAGCGGTACTGTAGTTACTCTAACAGAGACTGCTACGGTTGCGGTTGACTTGGCTTTAGGTAACAACTTCACGCTTACACTAACAGGGACTGCTACTGACGTAGGTGCTCCCACTAACGCTGTGGCTGGTCAGAGTGGTTCAATCTTTGTTATCCAAGATGCAACTGGTGGGAACACATTAGGCTGGAACACGGCTTGGAAGTTTGCTACGGGTACTGTACCCAGCCTAAGCACGGCGGGTGACGCTGTTGACCGTGTTGACTACATTGTTAAAGGTGCAAGCGAAATCCATGCTGTGTGGACTGGAGATTACAAGCGATGAGTATTATTGGTTCAAACATACTAGCTGGCTCTTCAGGGCAGGGTGGTGGCTACACGATTGAAAACTCACTGCGCTTTCGGTCAAGTGCGTCTGCTTATTTGAATCGGACACCTGCAAGTGCTGGAAACCGCAAGACTTGGACTTGGAGTGCTTGGGTTAAGCGTGGGAAATTAGGCGTAGACACAAACTTTATGCTTGAGGCTAATTCTGGCAACGGCTATAACAGGTCATATAATTACTTTAATACAAGTGACCAGCTAAATATTGGTGATTATGGGTCTAGTTGGAATTGGCAACTTAAAACTACGCAAGTTTTTAGGGATGTAGGTGCTTGGTATCATATAGTGGTTTTAGTTGATACTACACAAGCGACATCTTCAGATAGGGTAAAGTTATATATAAACGGTGAACAAGTTACTTCTTTTGCTGCGTCCACTTATCCCTCACTAAACTATACAACTTATATTAACACCACATATCAGCATACAATAGGTTATATTGGTTATGCTGGGCAAAGATATTTCGACGGCTACATGACCGAAGTCAACTTCATTGACGGTGAAGCCCTAGACCCATCATCCTTTGGTGAATACAACGAAGACACAGGTGTATGGCAACCTGTCGCCTACTCTGGCTCATACGGAACTAACGGCTTCTACCTGCCCTTTAGCGACAACACCAATACAACCACATTGGTGGCTGACTCAAGTGGCAACGGTAATGACTGGACACCGAACAACATTTCGTTGACCTCTGGTGTTACTTACGACAGCATGACAGACACACCTACGCCTTATGCAGGCGGTGGGAATTATGCTGTGATGAATCCACTGATGGGTTCTACTTCTGTTGCACTTTCAAACGCAAACTTAAAAGTTACGTCAACAGACGCAGACTTTAATGTTTCATACTCTTCAATTGGAATAACGTCTGGGAAATGGTATGCAGAGTTCTCACTTGATTATTTAAACACAACTACAAACACTGCTCAACTAGGTGTTGGTTCTTATGTGTATCCAAGAGACTCAAGCAATATGACGGGTTTTGTTAATGGAGTTACAGGAATAAATCTTGACAATTCATCTTCATCACAAAGGGCTGTTTTTGTTGATGCTACTCTTTTAAGCGGCGGGGATTCAGGTTTTTCTTTTGTTAATGGAGACGTTGTTGGGATTGCATTAGATGCAGATGCGGGGCAGGTTACTTTTTACAAAAACGGCTCAGTGTTAGGCGCGACATACCCCTACACTGCTACTTTGTTGTCTGGTAGCGCCTATTACTTTATGACGGTTGCTAGGTACACAACCTCTTTCTCAGCCAACTTCGGTCAACGCCCATTCGCCTACACACCACCCACAGGCTTCTTGCCTTTGCACACGGGTAACTTGCCTGACAGCGCAATTGTGGATGGGAGTGAGTATTTCAATGCGGTGACTTGGTCAGGGGATAACACAAGCCCTAGAGCAATTAGTACGGTCGGTTTTCAGTCTGATTTGGTTTGGATTAAATCTCGCTCAAATGGTACTGCTCATGTTTTATTTGATGCTATTAGAGGCTCTGGAGAAACTCTTACTTCAAATTCCACAGATTCGGAAATAACAAATTCTCAATTTGGATATGTAAGTGCATTTAACAGTGATGGGTTTTCATTAACCGCTGGAACCTACCCGGGTTATGAAAGCGGTGATACTAACATGACAGGCAGAACCTATGTAGGCTGGAACTGGAAAGCCAACGGCGCTGGTGTAAGCAACGATGATGGCTCTATCACCTCAACAGTAAGTGCGAACGCCACGGCTGGGTTTAGTGTGGTGACCTATACGGCGAATGGTGCTTCTGCTCAAACTATTGGTCACGGCTTAAATGCCGTACCTGCCATGATTATTACGAAAGTCAGAAATAATGCTGGCGGTAATTGGGGTGTCTATCATAAGTCTGTTGGCAATACTGGTGCATTGTTCTTAAATATTCCAAACGGAACAGGGACAAGTTCCTTATATTGGAACAATACAACTCCAACATCTTCAGTTTTTAGTGTCGGTTCAAACAATACAGATACCAATTGGAGTACATATAACTTTGTAGCCTACTGCTTCGCCGAAGTAGAAGGTTACAGCAAGTTCGGCAGCTACACGGGCAATGGAATTACTGATGGTCCGTTCATCTATTGTGGATTTAAACCCCGATACATCGTAATCAAAGGTAGCACCGTTGCCACATCGTGGTACGCATTTGATACAGCACGTTCAACTTATAACGAAGACATTATTGCGCTGAACCCTGATAATTCTAACTCTGAAGCAAGCGCATTATCTACCTACGGTATTGACATTTTGTCTAACGGTTTCAAGATTAGGCAACCCGCAGGATACGGCTTGAACAACTCTGGTCAAACCTACATCTACATGGCATTTGCCGAAAACCCATTCAAAAATTCCCTCGCACGATAAGGAAACACAATGTATAAAGTAAACAACAAACCATTACCAATTGACCGTGCCTTTACGCTGGGTGATATTCAATACCCAAGCAACTGGCTACGTCTTTCATCCGCTGAACAGCGTGCGGCTCTAGGGATTACTTGGGAAGCCGAAGCAACCCGTGCTGATGACCGCTTCTACTGGAATGGCGACATCAACAACCCAAAGGCGATGGAAGACCGTGAAGAGGTTGACCAAGAAGGTAACCCCATGTACGTCAAAGTGCTGGACAACTCTGACCCTGCTAACCCCATCATGGTGGACAGCGATGAGCGTTTAGTCTCAAAGGGTCTGAAGTCACAATGGATTGCACAAGTCAAAGTAACCGCTGGCACTATGCTGGCAACTACCGACTGGATGGTTATTCGCAAGGCAGAGCGTGATGTGGCAATCCCTGCTGATGTGGTAACCAAACGAGCCGCAATCGTTGCTGAAGCCGACCGACTTGAAGCCGCCATTACTGCCTGCGCTGACGTAGAAGCCCTGATTGCTGTCGTTAATGACCAGCGTTGGGGTGACTGATGGAAAACCTAAACCCAGTAGAGTATGGGAAACTATTGGCTAAGGTGGAGGGGTTAGAAGCTAAGGTGAACAGTATGGATGCTGACATCAAAACACTTCTAGCCCTAGCCAACCAAAGCAAAGGTGGTTTCTGGATGGGGATGACCATAGCATCTATTGTTGGTGGCATCCTCGCTTGGTTCGCACAACATTGGATTAAATGACATGATAGACCCTGTTAGCGCGTTTGCCTTAGCGACTGGCGCATTCAACATGATTAAGAAGGCTGT